GAATACAGCAGTTAATACACTTAACCAAACAATTGTTGGTTTGGAAGAAGATATTGACGCATTTAAAAGTAATTTAGCTGTTAAAGCGGCGATGTTCCTAGCTAGTATTCCACTTGGTTTTGCACTCACCCGCGGCCTTGCAAAAGGATTACCTGCTGCAGTAAGAGCATATCGGCAAGGTCAATTAGATAAAAATGACCCGCGAGGAAATCAAATGCGGCCGGAAGAAAGTGAAGCTGACAGATTGAGAAGAATTGCTGCAAGAGAAGAGATTGAGCGTCAACGTGAACAACAGCGGCAAAGGGAAATAGAAAGAGCAAGAAGAGTAGAAACTGAACGATTTAATAGAGCCAGCCGAGCGTCTGAAATGCAACTCAGAGCAAACCCTTTGCCGACAAGGTTTACTCCAGCTGGCGTTAATTATACACCTGACGAAATAGAATCACCGCGTGTCGCAGCAAATAGTAATGTTACTCCACGTGTTGTGCCACGAAGTAATGTAATACCTATGCGAACACCTTCAAGCCTTGGCCCAGCACCAAGCGTAGGTCTAAACACAACAAACATAATAAAAACACCACCAGCAAATAATAATAGACCAGCATCGCGAAGTGACGTTATGCGAATATTGAATGATGCTAACAATAGAATACCTGATAAATGGAAAAGAGCAATCCTAAAGCTATTTGATTTTCTTGCGAAACTTGCTATAGTATTTAAAGTTGTGGACATCTTGATAATGGTCGAGATACTTACTCGAGATGATTTGTCTGAAGACGATAAGATGAAAATGGCGGGCGCGATTATCGGCGGAATTGTCGGTTCTGTAGGCGGTTTCGCAGGCGGTGCAGCGATTGGTTTGTTAGGCGGGCCTTTGGCGTGGATCACAGTTCCTGCCGGTGGTATTGCTGGCGGTGTTCTTGGCGGTTTTGCCGGAGACTACCTTGGCCTTAAAATTGTGGAATGGGCATTAGGTAATGAACCAACGCAGGGTGAAATTGAATCGGTCAATGCCCAAGTTAGGGATGCCCTTGGAACTTCACAACTGATGGCAGAAGCTGCAGCACAATATGGAGGCGGAGCTGGGCAAACTACTACATCTGCAAACTATGGACCTCCAGGTACTGGCAGCCTAGGTTTATTTGACGTGCCCGCCGCAGCTATATCTGGAATGGGAGTAGGATCAGGTAGGGTTTATCCAAATGCAAGGTTGAGCAGCGCTCAAGCAAGAAGAATTGTGAATGTTGCGCCAGGGTTTGAAACTAATGCTTTAGACGCGATTGCGGATCTAGCTCTTCAAAATGGTAACACTGTTATTATTAAAGGTGGGGATCAAACTGTTTCACCAGTTATAACACAAAAAGGCGGTGATGCATTTGTTGAAGCTCCTACCATTATCGGTGGTCATATGGATAAAAATATGAACACTTACGCGTCAGGTCCGTATCCTGGTACCGTGTATGATTAATTAAAAAAGGGGACCCGAAGATCCCCTTTTCCTTAATCTTTATTTGAAACAAACGAGTACATTTCTGTAGCTTTTTTCGTAAGTTCCTCGACTGAATATAGCTCAGTCATCTTTTGATATTCTTCAAATTGAATTTGTCCTAATTCATACATCTTTTCTGCATAGCTAATATTAGTTTCCTGGATCTTATCCATATATTCTTTAGCCATTTGTAACATATCGGCACGAATTTCAAAAGGATTTTTACTCATTATTTCATTACCTTTGCCGCGGTTTCACCAGACGCATTCATAAATTCAGTCATTGATTTAACTGCAGTTTTGGTAAAAGCCGTTTGCGCTTCAATAAAAGCGTGCAAAGGTGCAGACAATTTTTCGTCTTTTACCAATGTGTCAACCATTGTTTTCTTGGTTGATTGTACATGGTCAATAAAGTAGTTAGTTGTAAAGTCGTTAAACATTTTAGTTCTCCTGTGTGTGTTAAAAGGGCGGCAAAGGTTCATCCTCCACCTACCCACTTTTTACTTGGACGATACCAATTTTTTTGGTTATGAATGCGACCAAGCAATTCTTGTATCTCCATCATTTCTTGATGAAGCTGTTTTGATGCATCGCCTTGAGCAATAGCTAATCCTCTACGCCCGGCCTTTGCCCTTAGCGCTTGTTCGATTATTTCTATATCTCTAACCGATAAATCAAATTTTTTGTTGGGTTTCATAGTGATCTCGTTCCATAATAAGAACGATAAACTTCCGCGAGTTCTTGTTGGTCAGTTGACTCTTGAACAACATAATCTTCTTTATCAACTTTTGCACCATCTGCAATTGAAATCGCATCTTTTAAACGTGATGCGATTGCAATTATTTCACCAGATTTTTTTCTAATAATATGCATTACTCTAAACCTATACAAGGAATAAGAATAGATTGCTTACAGTTATCTGGATATGCAATAGCTGACCCAAGTATAGGTAAACCTACCATCATAATAATGATAATTAAGAATGCCCAGCCTAAGCCTTTGGTTGTGCAATATTGTGTTTGTTCACTCATGCTCGCCACCATTTGCACGGCCATTGTATTTACGACCTGATTTTAAAAGATTGTTAAGAGACTCGGGATTGTTTTCTGCTTGACGAAATGTCACAACTGTAATTGTAATACCGCTAATAAGCAATAGGTGAAACGCAGCACTAATTCCAAATGCCAAATAACTTCCTACCATTAATGCAAAAATACCAGACCAAATAAAGAATAGACACTGAAAGATCATGTGTCCTACCATAGGGTCTAAATTTTGTAGTGGGGATTTTTCTACTGTCATTACACTATCCCACATATCTTTAGGAATACTTGCAATTTCAGTCAATGTGGTTGCCCATCCAATGGGTTTTACCTTTTTCATATTACTCTCCGTGTGTGTTAAAAGTCAAACCCAGTATAGGGTTTGACCGTTATTAGAATCAATATAACATAGTTTATTAATTTGTCAATAGTATTTACCCGTTGAGAAGTTCAGCCTTATGATTTCCGTCGTTGATAGCAATCTTTCGAGGTTTCTTTTCTTCAGGAATTACATTTTCTAACGAAATGGTTAGAATGCCGTTTACAAAATCTGCTCCATTAACAACAATGGTATCAGCTATTGTAAAAGATCTACGAAAGGAACGAGCCGATAGCCCACGATGCAAATATGTCTTTTCATCGTTTTCGCCTTGGTTACCTTCAACATATAATACTCCATCTTTTAATGTAATTTCAATATCTTCATCTTTAAAACCAGCTAATGCCAGTTCTATAGTAAAATTATCTTCGTCTACTTTTACAATATTATATGGGGGATAATTGGATGTGTTGCGATGCGCTGTATTAACAGAATTCATTCTGTCTAACATTCTGTCAAATCCGATAAACAATGGATCGTTTAGAGCCGCAGCATTAAATTTAGTTCTAGTCATTTTTGTTCTCCTTAAATAAGCGAGTTGTTTTGTAATAGACCTCTGTTGAGCGTCTACTATCTATATATAATACTTTTTAGTTAAATGTCAATAGTTACGGAGATTTTTTTTCAATTTTTTTTGTTGGAACTGAATAAGGCTCAAAACCCCATCCTGCCATTACTAAACAAGCTATGTTTCCTGGATATAACGATACTAAACTCCATGCACCAGTTTTCTGATTAACATGAAATACCACCTCGGGTGTTTGCTGTTCACCACTAATATGGAATGTTGTGCCGCGGCCTTTCCAAAGCATATCTTGCCCTGTTGATTGTAGGATTGATCCGGCTTCTTGAAATGATCCACACGGATGTCGTGTGATATCACCTTGTTCTTGTGCCACAGCAGAGCTCGCAGCAAGTAGTCCTAAAGTAATGTATTTTAACATTTTAATCTCCTGTACTACCAAAACCTCCATCACGATCTGTCTTAGAAACAATTGGTTCAGCAGTTTCATTAATTTCAATTTTTGTAGTCTTTTCAATAAGACACTGAGCCAGTCTCTCACCGTTTTCAATCATAACAAGACTATCAGTTTGATTAATCATCATAATGAAAGTTTGTTCCACATAGTCTGAATCTATTATACCAACATTATTTGCTAATGTCAATCCTTTTTTTAGTGCAACGCCTGAACGTACGTACATTTTCATTACGTGGTTTTCAGGTATATCAAACACGAGGCCAGTTGGTATTAAGACTCTAGTATCCGGGGGAATTTGAAACGCGTCAGCAACTCGCCCAACACCTTTAACCGCCACGTGTGTTTCTTTATTCCAATTATTATAGGCTAAAAGTTTATCACCACGTTTAAAACATGCTTTAATATCAAAACAAGCTGAGCCATCTGTTGCATATGCCGGCAACTCAGCATTTTCATTCACTTTATATACATTCATAATTTATTTTTTTCCTATGTTATACTTTGCCTCTAATATCCAATTACCTTTTTCTTTATGAGATAATATTTTAATTTGGTTTAATGGAGCAATTGGGTCTTGAGCGTTATCAGTATCAATAACGTTAACTAATCCCCATTCTTCAAGTAGGTTAACAATTGTGTTACGCCTTGCTTTATCTTCATCAGCAAATGTATCTTTTTTACCATCTAAAATAAATAGTTCTTTAAAGTGTAAAATTGAATATCGACCTTGCTTGTGTAATATATGGCAAGACTGATACAGCTTCTTTTCTTTGCGGGATGAAATACCAATGCGCGTGAGAGTTTCTTTAATTTTTAAAAAACTATCTTGTGTTGGGAGGGACACCTCAATACCAACACCTTTAAAAATGTTTTCTTCAGATTGCATAACGACAGCACCTTTTTTATTATTATTATCACTGAACGCTCAATTGCGATTCTCAATATTTATCATTTCTTTGATTTGGTGCCAACGCCGCCTGTCTCAAGCTTCGTATGGATAGTCTTTAAATCTTCAACCGTTAACGCCTTAAGGTAAAGCTTTGCTATGGTTCTATTACATTGATACACTTCCTGAATAGCGTCTAAGTCTATGTTTTTATCAGCTTTTGGCCATTTTGAAAAACGTTTACGTTTACGTAATGCTCCGCGATAATAATCGAATTGAGCACGGTCAAATAAATGAGCACGTTGATTCAATTCGTTTGCATGGAGTATGGTATCTTCAAAGTTTGCAAAGCCACGATTGACCATGTAAGGAACATATAGCTTTTCAGCTTGGTCTGGGTTTTCGTGGTTACCAATCAGATCCTCTTTAGTAAAGGATACTGCATTCATAAAATCAAATGGTGTTATCTCTTTCGGCAATTACTTCCTCCAATTCTTTCATCATATCATCAAAATCTTTAGCACAAGTTGGGCATAGCTTTAGGTGTAGTACTCCATCAAGCGTATCAAGATCTACATTGTATATATCTTTCTTATCAATATATTTTTCACAATTAAAACAAGTGTGGACACCTATTAGTTTTTTTATCCATTCACTCATTTATATTCAGCTTCAATCATTACTTCAGTTAAGAATGCAACCATATTGACTTCAAGATCTGCAACGAAGTTTGCCTTATACATATAATCTGCCAGAGTTACAACAAATCCAGGTAAGGATTTCATTAAAACTTTATCAGTTGCCATATCGTAAATACGGCGGAACATTTCATTCATATCTTGGTCTGAGTTTTTAGCAACCCATTTACGCATATTAGTAAAGTCTTTAGCTTTTAACAAACGAAACAATTCATCCATGGACTCTTGCTTCAAATTGATAAAGATACCTTCGTCAATTTTACCTGATGCTGAATAGGATTGCAGTTCAGTTAGTACACGACGGAAATCAGGGAAGTGTTTTTGAATAACCTTTGCAACAACAGATTGGTCATATTCGACTTGTTCTTGCTCGAGGATTTGCGTAACTCGTTTCATAAACTGCATTGCAAGTTTAGGACGGTCGGATGTTTCAATTGTAAAGTCAACTTCAGACAACCGAGAACGTAATGGCTGAATAATTCTATTCTTAAAGTTACAAGTAAAAATAAAGCCACAGTTTGAAGAATATTCTTCAATAAAATTACGCAAAGCTGGTTGAACATTTGCAGCATTAAGGTAATCAGCTTCGTCAAAGATTACATATTTGCGACCACCTTGTAGCGATACAGCAGAGGCATATGTTGATATATCATAACGAAGAGTATCGATGTTAACATTCAAAGAGCCGTTCTTTACAATATAATCACAGCCGAGTTCTTCAAGCATTGCTTTCGCAATTGTAGTTTTACCAACACCTGGGCCACCAGTTAGCAATAAGTTTGGTACGCTGTTATCCGTAACAAACTTTGTGAACATAGATTTAGTTTTTTCAGGAAGTATAGTATCCGCGATAAGTTGCGGCCGATAGCGCTCAACCCAGAGCACTTCATTTTGTTTAGCATCAATAGACATATTGTCTCCATAATATAAAATAAGGTGCGGGTTTGTTTTACAACGATTGCCCGCGTTCGTTTCAGCAATTAGTTTGTCACTTTATCTGCAAGTGGTGCATCTTGAGGGACATCTGCTGCTGCGTCAGGTGGCGGCATCATACCTTCAGGCTGTTGCTGTTGTGCACGTAAGAACGCTTCAATTTTATTCCGAAGCATGCCAACACCTTGCAGTTCACGGCCTTCAAAAGCACCACGACGCGAGGCAATGTCAATGATTTGAACAACTGTTGCCATATCTTGTAGGTTAATTCCACCTGGATTTTCAGGTTGTTGATTTTCATCCATAATTAGGATCCTTTCTTATAAGTCGACTTTGTATCAATAGCCACGAAATACGTGACGTCTTCACCTTTAAATTCAGAGATACCTTTACTTGACAGCGTAACTCTGTAATCTTGAGGTAAGAGCTTTAAATTATCAGTTTTAATAATAATTTTAAACTCATCGGCAGTATCGCCAATTTCTACACCGTAGTCATCCGCTGCCGCAGACGAACTATCAATGGCCTTTAAGTAACACTTTCCATCCTGGCCAACAAATGCAACTTCATTAAACTGAAGAACGCCTGCCGCTTTTTGAACAGATTGCAAATCATTCCAAGATACATCAACAACCACATCAGCCGACGGCAATTCAATGGTTTTTTCAGGCGCTGCGTGTATCATGGAAACGTCGGCAAAGGCGTAACGAGTACGTTGTTTACCTTCTGTGATTACAAAGTATTTATCATGAAACTCTACGTCTGGCGCAGTATGAAGTGACAAAATTGATAAAAATCTTGACAAATCGTAAATACATGCTTCTGATGGAAACTGATCTGGGATTGTTGCGGATGCAATCAGTGTTTTTTCAGGTGTAATGGTACGAAGGGTATTCCCTTGCTTCATTTGGATTGATTTGTTGATAGTAGAGAAACTCTTAAGAATAGTAAGAGTGCGTTCAGAAAATTTCATTATATAGCTCCTAGGTTAATCATCATTTGTTTATTTTATTACGTTTTTTGGTTTTTGTCAATGGTTTTTTATAGTTCTTAGAATTGCTTTGTTTGTTTGCGGTTGGAGACGCTCCTAAAGATCCAAGAGCAGACATATTACCGTTAAACATATAAGAACCAACATGAGTCATTCTCATCCATGGACACATCCAAACTCTTTTTTGTATTGCTCTTGCCTTTTGACAAAAGAAGTAATCCTCAGACAAATACCGCCGTGTTTTTGGATCAATTATACAATCAAAGAATGCCGTAATATCACGTTCTCCATCGAAGTTTTCAGTTCTTGCGTGATCTGGCTTATATGACAATTCAGGGTATGCAGCTCGGTAATCTTCAAACACTTTACGAGGAATTAGCATAAATCCTGTACCTGCTTCGCCAACTTCAAGCGGCGCATCCATTTTAAAACTAGTAACTCCGCCAACCGGATTAAATACAAAGTCGCCAGTAAATTCATTAAGGTTAAATGGATTTTCATCGCCTTTACCTGCCTTTGCTGCCATTTGAACTTTTTCCCACGCAATAGTCTTTTTAGGATAAGGCCCGGTCAAAATGTCATACTTATCAGGATCTGAATGATATATTGCCATAAGTGAAATGACATCTCTTGGATTGAAACCAATGTCGGAATCAATAAACATTAAATGCGTTGAGTCTGAGCGTAGGAATTCATCAACAATATAGTTACGAGCTCTTTGTACCAAACTTTCATTAAAAAGATAATAAAACTTAATTGGAATTTTATTAGCCGTACATAGCATAGCAAGATCGTTACAAGCCTTTGTGAATAAGCCTGCGCATTGTCCACCATACATTGGTGTACCAACGAAGATTTTATATTGTTGTAAGTCTTCAATAGTTACGTTTAAATTCATGTGTTCACCTGTTCTAAATCTTCCTCAGCCCTACGAATTGCTTGCATGCGTAATACATCTGCTAAAATATCCCACGAGCTGTCGTGAGCTTTAAACATCTGTTCCCAACGCTGTTCGTCAGCAAATGGAATAAACCCATTCTTTTGTTTAAAATCGAACTTTGCATCAATATAAGTACGTGTATCGCGGACTGCCCAATACTTTAAGTACTCTTCCATGTGTAATAGTTTATCTTGTGATTGAAATAGACGACCAAGAATAATCGGATCAAATGTATTTGACCTAGACCACCATTTACTAATCTTTGGTGAGTCAATTAAAAAGTCATGAAATTGCTTGGTGAAATCAGCAACAGTTAAATCAGTTTGAAGTGGTTTAATGTTCCTACGAACTTCAGGTCCTAAGGACTCCCACCATGTAACTGTTCCTTTATCAATTTCCCATCCATAATTTTTAACTTGATCTACCACGGATAGTTTAAATCGTTTTGTTTTTGATATATCTGCAAGAGTATATGGATCAGCTGAAATCATTTTATCCCAACTGAATACCATCACCGAACAGTCAATCACTGCGCACTTTTGAGCATCCTTGCCGAATGTCTCAAAATCTATAATAAAGTCGTGTTTCAAGCCATGAACTCCTCAAGTGTTGCTTGGTTATTTTTACCTTTAGGATCTGACCATGAACGCTCGTTATGGTTATCCTGACGATGGTAATTAGTATCTGACATAGTCAATTCTCCGCGAATAAACTTACCGATTTCAGTATGAATATCTCTCGATGTTGGCACAGGAACGTTTTGCGCAATGTGGTTCATTTTAGGTAATCCACCAACAAGCTCGAAGTCATGAGGAAAACCCATAAGATACAATGCTTCACGGATAGTTAAAGAACGATCAAACTTTGGATGAATTGTATCTGCAAGGTTACGACCGATAACTGCATTCATACAATCTCCAAAGACGTGAGTAGAGCTATCCCAAATACCTTTACCCATTGCAAACTTTTTAACAGCGTGATCTGATACTTTGATACCACGCTCATTACCTGTATCATGCATCCATTTGTTACAAGCAGGAAGTTTACCGCTTTTGTTAATATAGTTAAATGCTGTAATCTGTCCGCTTTCCATAATTACCTTACGAGGATCTTCGTTTGTAAGTGACTTAATGTATTGATAATAAGGTTCTTCAGTAAGCTTCTTATTACACAATATATCCATTTGCTGCACATCGTCTGTTAAATCCGAAAGATATTCGTGAAACTTTTTACGAGGCCGCTTATACCAATTCATAATAGGCGCAGTTTCTGAATTCCAACCGATAGCAAAGCAACGATCTCTAGCTTGTGGGATGCCATGATATTTCGTAGATGTTTTGTATAGAGTTAAACTATACCCTGCTTTTGAGCAAATGTCAAACAAATTATCAGCTACTTCTTTACCTTTTTTAGTAAATAATGCAGGAGCATTTTCAACAACGATAGCTTTAGCTGAAAAACGATTAATGCCTTCTTTAAAGACTTCATACATCCATTCGTTCTTTTCGCATTTTGCGCCTTTTGCCGCTTCGGTTTTACCAGTGTTAAGTTGTGATAATGCCGCGCAGGGTGGTGTGCCTGAAATAACACTTATATGTCGACTTGAACTTTCAGGTATCATTTTATATTGTACGTCTCGCCCTTTAACATTTTGCTGATAGTTAACATAATGACTATCGTTTCCTTCAAAATCTGCGTACGAATAAATGGCTTCAGGTGGTTTACCAAAAGCCTTTTCCGCCCCTAGCATTTGTCCACCGATTAGTGGAATAATTGGGGCCCATGTAATATTGCTCATTTTATATCCTCTATGCAAAAAAGTCTTCAAGTGTCGCAGCCTTTTTCTTTGTAAACTGCGATACGTCAGGTCTTGTATAATTTTCGTCAGCAGCTTTCATAATATTGTCATTAATAAAGCTACCATCATAATATTCTGGTTTAAGAATTGCTTTACGCAATCCATTGAGAACCGTTTCGTATTCTGTTGGGTTGTCAATTAGTCTTTGCATATTTGTATAAAATTCTTCAGGCGTTTTAGGTCTAAGGAAGTTAGGAATAGGCAAATGACCTTGGACGTCATAAGTTGGATGAAGGAAAGGAATAACACCAGCGTGAATCATTTCAATATATTTTGATGTGGTCCAACCTTCTTTAATTGGAATAATAAATGTAAACTTAACATCCTGTAGTTTATCTTGTATCTCATTGATATGTAATGATCCTTTAAACCTTTCGTCGGCTTCAGCACGTTCATCGAGCCACTTACCGTATATATCAACGTTATCAAATTTATCAAGTACCCAGCTTTTAAGTAAGTTATAGCGCGACGGTTTGCCTTCATTAAGTACAACCATAAAGTCTGTGTTACGATCCGTGTTTACTTGTTCAGTGTATTCATAATCGCCACAAAACGCAGTTTCCATTCCCGCATATTCAGAATGAACAACCCGTACTAATCTTTCTTGGTTTTCATAATCAGTAATAGAAAATGTTTCATAATCATAATCGTATTGTCCAAGAGAACGGAAAGGCATATGAAATACATCGCGTGGTTGTTTGATAACATATCGTGGATCGTTAACAATTTCTATCCATCGTGGCTTACTTTCGTTTAGCCATTTGGTAATAGGAGTTGTGTACCACTTAGTCATATCAAGAGTTGCTGCTGGTTTACCGTCTTGTTGGCTTTCACGTACTTTCCAAATTTTATCTGGGATTGTGACATTACTAATTTGCCCAATCATCATAACAGAAAAATCAAGCTCAATGTTTTTAAAATAATTAATGATGTGATTATAATATGCTTCGGACATTGCCAACGGAACGCCTTGCCAACAGTCAATTACATTATCGTATGGGAACAAATCTAAACGTTCAGTATCAGACAATGCAGCAAAGTCAGAACGACCAATTAGGTAAAAAGTTTTGTCCGGATTATTGTTTGCCATAGCTCGTATGGTACAAGATGCTTCATTATCTCCACCAATGGGAGAGTACTTGTTAGTTTTAAATTTAATAGATTTACCAATCTTTGCGA